CGACTCTCTTATTGCAGGTGTAGCGCACACAAAGATTATGCGTGGCGACTTGAACCTAAGTGAGTTGCAACGTATTGAAGATGCCATCAAAGTTCGCAAGAACATGCAACAGTTCATCATGACTGAAGACGCTTCATCGCTTACAACTATCAGCGCTATCGCTGGAAAGATTCAGCAGTACAGGCCGGGTCTAGTAATTGTTGACGGTGTGTATCTCATGGATGATGAGAATGGTGAACCTAAAGGTAGCCCACAAGCACTTACGAGCATTACACGGGGATTGAAGCGCCTTGCACAGCGTTTTGATGTGCCCATCATTGGCACCACGCAGGTACTTGCATGGAAACTTGGTAACAAGAAATCTCGTGCAATCACATCGGACGCTATTGGTTACTCCTCTTCGTTTGTTCAAGACTCAGACTTAGTACTTGGTGTTGAGTCCGACCCTGATATTGACAATCAATCCATCATCCGAGTTATCTTGGCTCGTGCTGCTCCTAAAGGTGAAGTACGTATTAAATGGGACTGGGAGAACATGGACTTTACAGAGGTAGGAGAAGAACGTGAGCACAGTGACTGGGACTACTGACCTCGCTGATTTCCTATTGTCTATTGGCGTAGATGTCATTAAGTCTGGACAAGAAATCCAGTGCCGTTGCCCAGTACACGTTAAGCGCACAGGAAAAGAAGATGCCAACCCATCTTTTTATATCAATGCCGAAAGTGGTCTTTGGTTGTGCTGGTCATGCGGTGCTAAAGGTACGTTGGCGCATTTGATTTACGAGGTAACTGGCGCACAGTCGGATGACCCATCAGTATTACTTACTCTGATGAACCACAACGTCAACCAAATGTCTGCTCCTAAATGGGAGAAGATTCCCACAGTCGATAACAATATGTATCTTTACTATGACGATGTGCCACTTAAGTATTTGAACAGTCGCAATATTTCTGTAGAGGCTGCTCGGCAATATGGCATTCGTTGGAATGTTGAAAAGAAGTCGTGGATTATTCCCGTTGTATCCGCTGACGGTGTTTTGCTTGGTTGGCAAGAAAAAGGGTCTAACTTTGTTGTTAACCACCCAACAGGGATCAAGATGCGTCATACCCTATTCGGTATTGAGAACTTCACTTCTAAGACATCCATACTTGTTGAGTCACCATTAGACGTAGTTCGCTTCGCTTCCTCTTTTGAGGGCATTCAGTGCCTTGCTTCTTTTGGCGCATCGATTACTTCCGAACAATTGCATATGTTATTTGATGTATCTGAAAAGGTAATCATTGCTATGGATAACGACAACGCAGGGATTAATAGCGCAAAGAACATTTTTAAATCAATGCCTCTCGTTAAGCACGGGTTATATTGGCTAAAGTATTCCCACACCAAGGCAAAGGATATTGGGGAAATGACAGACAACGAGATTGAAGAGGCTGTAACTGGCGCTTCCGTAATTCCGTGGTGGCTCTAATGTTTACAGGTACTCTTTACCCTTTTCAAGAAGAAGCAAGAAACCGCATGGTTGATCGTGGGCAGATGCTCCTTGCCATGGTTATGGGTGCTGGTAAAACTCCTACAACCATTTCAGCAGTAGAGGCTCTCTTTGACCAAGACGAGATAAGTCGTGTGCTAGTAGTAGTTCCCAGCAGTCTTAAATACCAGTGGCTTAGAGAAATTAAAAAGTTTACAACTTCGTCAGCGGTAGTTATTGACGGCACGCCAAAACAACGTGAGGTTTTGTGGCGGTCTGCCCTACATACTCGATACGTAATTGTTAACTCTGAAGTGCTTTCCCATGATGAAAAATATTTAACTTCTTTAAATATGAATTGCATTGTTATAGATGAAGCAACCATCATTAAATCGTTTAGCGCAAAACGCTCAAAGATGCTTAAAAAACTGGGTAAGAAATTTCATTACCGTTTTGCTCTTACAGGTCAACCTATTGAGAACCGCCCTGAAGAGTTGTTTTCTATTATGGAGTTTGTTGACCCTGCGGTGCTTGGTCGTTTTGATGTGTTTGACCGTACTTTCATTGTGCGCAATCATTTTGGTGCTGCTACTAGATACCGCAACCTCAAGTCTTTGAATGACACCATGGCGGAATCTATGGTGCGTAAAACCCGTGCCGATATTGCCGATCAATTACCTCAGGTAATCACTCAAGTAATTCCTGTACCATTTGATAGCGCAGGTGCGTCTGCGTATGAGAAAATATCCGCAGACCTATTAAATGAGATTCAAAAAGCATTAACTCAGCATGGGAAGGGGTTTGATCTATGGTCGCATTATCACGATGGTACGGGCAATGAAGCGCAAGGGCAGATTATGGCTCGCCTTACTGTTCTACGTATGCTTTGTGATAACCCTGCACTTGTTACGGCTTCGGCACAAGCGTTTGACGACCCCTCTCAAAGTACAGAAGGTAGTGCATATGCTTCAGCAATCGTCAAAGCCAACTGGATTTCCTCGACCGCTAAGGCACCCAAACTAGACGCAGTTATCAAGTACATAGAAGATGTTCTCAGTGAAGACCCGACTAACAAAGTGGTTTTATTTTCGTTCTTTAAAAAGAACCTACGGCTTATCAAAGACGCAACTGCAAGTATTGCGGACAGTGTCCTCTTCATGGGTGGAATGGGTTCAGAAGAACGAGACGTTGCCAAACAACGATTTCAAACAGACCCCAATTGTCGTATCTTTTTATCTTCCGACGCCGGAGGATACGGAGTTGACCTTCCCCAAGCCAACTATCTCATTTCTTATGACCTCCCATGGTCTGCCGGTAAACTGGACCAACGAGAAGCCCGAATAATCAGACTGTCATCTGTACACCCCCATGTTACGATTACAGCCTTTGTTATGAAAGGGAGTATTGAAGAACGCCAATACGAGATGCTTCAACAAAAACGAGGAATTAATGAAGCGTTCCTTGACAAAGGGTATGACCAGCAGGGTAAGTTTGAACTTTCTTTGGGCACCCTATCCGATTTCTTAAAAAACACAGAGGTATAAATATGAGAGTAGTTCAAAGAGATAGCAACAATGGTGTTGACCCTACATACCTTGCCCGTCTTGCAGAAGAGTACAAAAAGTCAAAAGAAGCGCTTAACTCTATTGAGAAGCGCACTAACGACTTAAAAAAAGAACTGTCTGACATTGTTGACAATGCAGGTGTTGCAGATAACAACGGACACCTATGGCTTGAGGTTGGGGATATCAAACTTAAGCGTGAGCGTCGTGTTATGAAATCATTTGATTCTGCATCTGCCGAAACATGGGCGAAGGCAACAAACAAATGGGATGACGTCAAAGAAGTTGTGGAAGTTCTTAGCGAAGACAAACTTCTTGGTTTGGCATGGAACGATGAAGAAATTGCCAAGCAAATTCAAACTTTTTATATAGAGAAAGAATCTTGGGCTTTTAAAGCATGAGAGACATTCTTGACGTTTTTGGAGACCTTCCTGATTTTCCCGGCTCACGTTTGCCTAAAAACCGTGAGACAGGGAAGAAGGGGGCTAAAAATGTAGATAACCCTTTTGCTGGAGTTCCCTTTAAAAAAGTAATTATTAAAGGTGAAGAAAAGCATTTATACACAATTGGCAATGTTGCTCGCATCTTAAACAGGCAGGCGCAGACTATTCGTAAGTGGGAAAGAAAGGGTTGGATTCCAGCCCCCACATACAGAACTTTAAAACCTAGCGGTGCCGAGTTGTTAAATGCCAAACAAAAGGGGTATCGTCTTTATTCCCGTGAACAGGTTGACGTGCTGGTGGAAGCACTGGTACGCTTCAACCTCGATGGGACTAGAACCCCCAACTGGCAAGATGCTAATAGTTGGGTTAATTTCATTCAATATATCAAGGCTAATTGGCCTAAATAATAAGGAGCAACCACATGGGACGATGGGACGAAGATTTCGAGGACGACGAGCAAGAGTTCGCCAAGCCAGCGCAATCACCAAAAGAAGGGCTTACCCGTAAGGCACGCCCAATTATTACCGATGACGATGAAGACGATAAGCCTGTTGTAGGGCGTGTTGTTCGCAGTGGTTGGGGTAGCCCCGACCGCACGACAGCAACATCAAGCGACGACTTTGCAAAGCGTCTAAAGGTCACTGAAGAAACACAGATCATCAAGTTTCTTGAAGATCAACCATACGCTCGCTACCGCCAACATTGGGTAGAGCGCTCAGGACAGAAGTCTTTTACTTGCATTGCTGACATTGAATCAGGCACATCATGCCCACTTTGTGAAGCAGGTAGTCGTGCCGCATGGCGCTTCAACTTCAACGTAGTTCTCCTCACCGTTGGTGAAGAGCCAGTGCTTCGTTCATATGAAGTTGGTGCACGAGTCATTGACCAGTTGAAGAACTTCAATGATCATCCTGCAATGGGTCCACTGTCAAAGAATTACTGGACAGTGTCTCGTAGCGGTAAAGGCGCAACTACAGCAACCAATCATCAGATGGTCAAGAAAGACGACCTTTCTGATTGGGGTCTAGAGGCTCTTAGCATTGAGTCGCTTCACTACCTTTCAGGTGTTGCTTATACCGATGACATCATTCGCACCCCTGCTCGTAAAACACTTGCAGCGGTAGCACTTGAATTACAAACTGACTGATGGGTTATAGCGTCATCTCCTCTATTGCTGAGGTGCATGAAGCAGTTGCCGAAATCCAACGTCACGGTGCTTTCGTCTTTGACGTCGAAACCCGTGGCGTATTGGAACGGCACCCCGATGTGCAAGAGTTCGTTGACCGTGACTGGAAAGAACACCTCACGAAGTTAAAGTCCCCTTCACCTGACATTGCCCTTAAAGCACGTCAGAACATTGAGGACAAGCACCGCAGTAATCTTGCGCTAGACCCAATGCGCAATGAAGTCTTTTGGATTTCGTTAGCAACCCATGGGCACTCATGGGCTATCCCTATGGGACACAAACTTGGTATTATTTTGGTACCCGAAGAGAATGGTGATGGTTCTACTGTCCCACCTGAGGGGTATCGCAAGTTGTTAAAGAACGGGCAAGAGTCTTTGGCAAAATCCCGTTACACCATTCCTGCTATTTACGACACCGTACCTACGCAGTTAGACCGCTCCGAAGTCTTAGAAGCGCTTCGTCCACTGTTCTTCAGTGACCTTGTAAAGGTCGGGCACAACGTCAAGTTTGACGCTCGGTCTATTGGCAAGTACTACGGAGAATTGCCTCATGGTCCATTTGCAGACACTATCTTGATGCAACATGTGCTTGATGAAAATTTGATGTCTTACTCTCTTGAGCAAGTCATTATGAAGAACTACGGTGGTTACAACCCATATTCTCGTGAAGGCAAGATAGGAAAGATTATTGACAACGTGCCGTTTGATAAAGCGGTCCGTTATGTGCACTTAGATGCTCGGTGGACATGGATGCTTTACACTCGCATGTGGCGAATGATCAGCGCTAAAGATGACCTACTTGAGTGTTTTAACCTTGACGCAAAAGTTTTGCGTGTACTAATGGAAATGGAAGACAATGGCATTTTGGTGGATAGTCGTGCGCTCAAAGTATTGGGTAGGGAACTTGATGGAAAAATTAGGGAAACTATTCTCGCCATTTCGGAACACGCCTTCGTAGGTTTCAACCCTGACTCAAACCCACATAAGCAAGCGCTCCTATTTAACAAGAAGCGTGAAGGTGGTTTATCACTTAAGCCCGTGAAGAAAACTGCTAAGGGCGCCCCATCTGTTGATGAAGAATCACTACAGAAGTTAAAGGGAGAGCACCCAGTGGTTCCTCTTTTGTTGGAATACTCGGAAATGCAGAAACTTAAATCAACATATGTTGAGGGTCTTATCCCCAAGTTGAATAATCACAGATTGCACCCATCCTTTCACCTTCACCGCACCGCCACAGGCCGATTGTCTTCTAGCAACCCAAATCTTCAGAACATTCCACGGTCATCTAGTATTAGAAGTTTGTTTGTTGCTCCTGAGGGGTACAAGTTACTTGTGGCTGACTATGACCAAATTGAGTTGCGAGTCATGGCGATGTTTTCTCATGACAAACAGATGAGTCGTATTTTTAGAAATGAAGAAGACATCCATGCCGGAGCAGCCGCTCTTATTTTTAAAAAACCCATTGCAGAAGTAACCAGTGATGAACGACAGGTGGGCAAGGGGGTGAACTTCCTTACCGCCTACGGTGGTGGCGCAGGTAAGTTGGCTAACACCACAGGCATTTCCGTGGAAGAAGCCCGAGAGATTATTGATAATTACTATAAGCAGTTCTCAGGTATCACTGAGTGGAAACGTCAAGTTGTAGCAAATGGGCGCATACGAGGCTATGTAGAGACTATGGCAGGTCGTAGACGACGTCTTCCTGACCTCAAGTCTAATGATGACATGGAGCGCTCCCGTGCTGAACGGCAGGCTGTAAACGCTGTTGTACAAGGATCAGCCGCTGATATCTGCAAGCAAGCCATGCTGGACGTCCACACCCTCTTAAAAGGCACTGGTGCTAGTCTGTTAGTCCAAGTACACGACGAATTGGTGGTATCCATGCCCGAAGACATTATTGAAGAGATAACTCCACGTTTTATGGAAGCCATGGGTCATGGACGCATCATTGATGGTGTTCCTTTGATGGTTTCGTGCGACTCTGCCTACAGTTGGGCAGAAGCCAAAGGATGAGTGCCGTCGATAAGCGCATGTATTATCTAATGCTCTCCCCTTCTGAAGGGCAAGAGTTTGCTAACAACGTTGGCTTTTCTAAGCCTTCAGAAGAAGTTCAAGAGGCAGAAACTTACGACATTATTTCTAGATGGTCCCTTTTGGCAACCGCAGGTGTACTAGAAGACGCTATAGAAACTTCAGATTGGCTCATGGAAATTAATGGATTCATTGACATCCCTGAATCCTTGCAGGATAATTTTAAGCGTTTACTTATTGCGCACACTTTAGCGTTTATGAATAAACTTTTAGATTCGGACAAAGTAGCATTACTCATGTTGACGGAGGTTGTAGATGAGTGACTGGTGGTCAAAAAAACTTACAGGGCAACAGCCCACCCCACAGCGGACGTACCAAACTCCGCCTACATCACCTCCTGTGCGCATTCCTTACACACAACAACCACAGGCGCCTGTACAACAGCAACAACAGGATCAAAACGTCCTTGACCCAAGTCGTTCACCCACAGATCAAATAACTATGGGAGAAGCACTTCGTTTGTGGAAAGGGGGGGAAGCGCACCGTAGAGATGGTAACGTGACTTGCCCTGACTGCGGAAGTATCTATGTCTTTAGCCGAACTGGTAGAGGATCGGGAACATCCGTTAATGGGGCAACACCTGCACCACGATGCTATGCGTGCGGTTGGAATGGTATGTACGACCAAGCATCACAAGCCAACTGGGGAGTTTAAATGTCCAATTATGAATCGCTTCAATCAATCATTTCATCCATCAACAAAAAGCATGGTGACGGAACTCTTGTAAAAGGTTCTGACGTTAAAGAGATGATGCCACGCATCACTACAGGTGTTCTTGCTTTTGACTTGATGCTTGGTGGAGGGTGGCCTGTCAACCAATGGAGTGAAATCATTGGTGAGGAGTCGTCGGGTAAAACTGCTATGGCATATAAGACCATTGCGGCTAATCAAGCGCTCGACCCTGAGTTTTGCGCATTATGGATTGCGGCTGAGGACTTTGTTCCTGATTACGCAAAAGCCATTGGTGTTGATCTTGACCGTCTTTGGATTGTTGAAAACAACATTATGGAAGAAGTGTATGACCTTGCTATCCGTGCTTTAGACAACCGTGCAGTAGACATGATTGTCATTGACTCACTGCCTGCACTTGTACCTGACGACGAAGCAGAAAAGATGATGCAAGAGTTCACTGTTGGTCTTGGCGCTCGTCTTACGGGCAAATTCTTTCGCAAGTCGTCCAAATCACAGAAGCGTTCTTTAATTGATGAAGACCGTGGTTGCACTGGTCTCATCATTAATCAATGGCGTGAAAAGATTGGTGTGATGTGGGGAGACAACCGCACAACTCCCGGGGGCAAGGCTAAGAACTTTCATTACTTCTGCCGTGTTGAAGTAAAGCGTGATGAGTGGATCAAAGAGAAAGATGAAACTGTTGGGCAGTCCATCAAGGGACGTACCATCAAGAACAAAACACATAGACCACAGCAAACAGCAGTTGTTGACTTTTATTTCACGGATGCTCATGGTTTTAGTTTTGGTTCATTTGACACAGTGAAAGACATTGTGAACATTGCAATAGCCTCTGATTTAGTTACTCGTGCTGGCGCTTTCTATTCTTACGGGGATCAGAAGTGGCAGGGCAAGGACAAGGTGCTTGATGCTGTTAGAGAAGACCTAGAACTTCAGAGCAAGATGCGTACCGCAGTGTTTGAGCGTTATGGTATTGAAGCATGACGTTTGGTGCGGACGACCGCAGGGACATATTAAAGAAGTCTGTTAAACAAGAGAAGCGTTCAGCAAAGTCTTACAAAGGTAGCCGTAACGCTGGCTCAGGTTCAGGGTGGCTTCGCAAGAACGACGTTCGGTCAGAAACTTTTCTTATTGAAAACAAGTTAACGGTTGCAACAAAGAGTATTACTTTAAAGAATGTAGATTTAGTGGAATTGAGAGAACGTGCGATCTTGGAAGACCGTATACCTGTGTTGCAATTTGACCTCGCTGGTCGTAATTACGTGGTACTTGTTGAGTCGGATTTTTTAGAAATTATTGGTGAATGATGAACAGTTTAGAAGACATTATTTTAGAGAATTTTTTGATTGATGCAGAAAAAGGGCGCACATGGAGACAACTAGAAGAAGACTTACTTACTATAGGTATAAAAAAAGATCATGGAAACATTAGTGGTTCTTTATCTAAATTACATGAACGTGGGGATGTTTTTTCTTTGCTGGCTAGAGCAGAAGATGGGTGCGTTCCGTATTTCCATATTAAATACAGGTCTAAGTTTTCAGAAGCAGAACGTAAAGACAAAATTAGAAAATCTAAATGGCTCAAAGTTGCTAATACTCTTTATGAAGCAATGACTAATATTGATACCACAAATAAACAATGGGACGAAGCACTGGCTTTATACGAAAAGACACTAGATGATTAATTCTGAAGATATGAAGAGGCTTTTAAATAGCCCATTTCGGTTGCTTGCCCCTGTTGAAAAGTTTTTGATAGGCGACTACCAAACTAAAAACGCAGAACGAGATACAGCACACCTGCACCCATCTGAGATATGTAAACGTGACTGGTGCCCACGCTCGTCTTATTACAAGATCTCAGGGCTACCAACGCCTTCTGAGCGCCTGTCACTACAGCGCATGAACATCTTTGAAGAGGGTCACTCCATTCACCGTAAATGGCAGAAGTGGTTTAAAGACGCCGGAATTCTTGTACAAGATGAAGTACCTGTACTAGATGAGATGCACCGCATTATTGGTCACGCCGATGCCATCATTGAAGACAAGCACGGAAAAGCAGTAGTAGAAATCAAGAGCGTGGGTGTGGGTACTATCCGCATGGAGGACTACGGACTCTTTGCTCCCTACGCTAAAAAAGAAATTACAATTGATGAACTATGGAATCGGGTTAAGTTTCCATTTGATTCACACGTTCGGCAAGTGCAGTTGTACATGTCATGCCTAAAAATTGAAGACGCATTGATTTTGTATGAATGGAAACCCACACAAGATGTAAAAGAATTTGTGGTTAAGTTTCAACCTGATATTGTCGACTCTATACTTGCCTCGTGCCACAGCGTGGTAAGGGCATTATAAGAACAA